AACAGAGAACGGTTACGCTTTCAGGGCTAGACTCGCAGAGAACTCCTCAAGGATCTTGATCTACCCAACCGCTCATGACGCAGAGTATATTCAAGTATCACCGATAAAGAACGGCGAGGATCCGTCGGCATACGCTAACTCGGTTCTTAAGTTTCCGACAAACAAATACTCGTACATCACGCTCTACAGAAACAACGAGCTTCTCACCGAGAAAGAGTTTCCTGCTCTTTTAGAGACTGCTACAACACCCTGGTTGTCTCTACCCACGAGCGGCAACGTGATTCTCCAGGTTGACGGCACCCCGCCCCAGAACGCGAGTTTTGCACCAGCAGACTTCAACGGGAAGCCGCTTACGGCTGTCTCGTTAACAGAGTGGGCGAGCGTTTTTAATCTAAAGTTCGCTGGGATTACGGCGACGCCGACATCTAGTGGCAAAATTCAGATACGCTCTAACAAGTCGGGTTCTGGGTCGTCTTTAGCGCTGCTGGGCGGTAATTTGCTAGGAACTGTCTTTAGCGGATCTTCCACGTACTCAACGGGAACACAGTCTCAATTCACCCTAAATCGTCAAACTGGCAATTTGCAGTTGAAAATAACTCTTAGCCCGGGCGATACAATCACCGCAGGAACGGTGGACGCAAAGGGCAGCGTTACCAGCGCAGAGACAAGCAATGGTACGTTTAATTTGTCTACTGATTCTGCGTCTAGACCGGCAGAGCTGGTGATCGCAGCCGATGGTAGCTTGGTGACGCCAAGATCTGCCGTGATTTTAGCAATCGGCAGCGCAGTTACAATATCAACACCCTCATCTGGTGTTATGCGATTGATGTCTAACGCGGTGTCTTCTTTTGAACGCGCTCAGGTCGGCGATTATATCTACATCGTCTACAGAGGCGCCAGTTCTGGCTGGGTTGCGTCTAACAACGCGGGGCTCTTTAAGATTCTGGCTAAGGGCAGCCATCTTACAGCATCAACAGACACGTACTTAGATGTGGCAAACATTGGTGCAACGGCCCAAGGCCCTCTGACCGTAATTTCAGACAGTGATGTTCAGATTTTTGGTTGCAATGTCTATCCGCAGATCTGGCGCGGCTCTTATCTACCGACACCGGCAAGCGCCTCGCTAAAAGACATCGCATCTTCAATTCAGACCAGGCTTCTAAACGTTGGCGCTAGTATCTTTAAGACAAACTCTGTAAGACTTACAAGCACAACTGAAAACGGTGGATCTATCGCGACTCCAGTTTCTGTTGGAAGTATGACCCTCGCTTTTCCTACCGGTCAAGGGCTAGAGTTAGGCAACCAGTCCCACGTTGCGTCAAGAGTTACTGGTAAAGATTTGTTTTCTATGTTTAAACGAACCGCACCGACGTCAACTAACGTGTGGCTCGATCGCTTTCGCTACGCAGACGTAAAAGACGCGCTAGATGTTGACGCGGTTCCAAACCCATCGGGATACAGTGAGACTATCACAGCATCTGGGACGTTTAACTCCTCCACCATGTCCTATGACGACGTGGTAAACGTGACGTCAGGATCGAACAAATCACAGTTCAGATACGTTAAAGAATTTTTAGTCGGTGACGAGGTTGGAACTCAGATTGCAACCCCAAGAACTGAGTTCGGCTATCACGCTGGAGATGAGGTCGGTGTCGCGCGAGGCTTAAGCCTTTCTTCTGATGACTCGATCGTGTTCATCATGGATGGCGACGCTGTTAACAAGACAATCAACGTTAATATGTGGAGAACTGGTCGGGTAAACAACCAGTACTCTCCGTCTGCCACTGCGTTCTCCGCGGACGACGCCGACAACGAAAGCGGCATAAACTTTGGCACTTTGCAGGTCTGGTCAACCACTACCGCTGGCACTGATTTTAGTGACTACGCGCTCTGGATGAGAAGCAGGAACTGGTACCGCACAGGTGGTGCACTGGCATCTACGGCCACGATGATCGTCAGGGCAAAAGAATATGGACCAACCGGCGATAAGCATCGCTTAAGATTAGAGTACCCTTCTACGCCGGATCAATCCGCAAGTGTTCGCCATGATAACCAGCCAGACTACACGCTGACAACATATTCATTTGCGTCCGGAACCGCGAGATCTACCGGTATCGTGGGTGGAACTACGTTTAAGGTTACTCAAGTGTCGCCGAACAACTGGCGATACAAGTTTCAGCAGTCCTACGTGGATTTGTCGTCTGTCGTTGTTGGCGATATCATCTCACTATCTGCTGCATCAGGCGTGTCTGCCGCAAACCGAGGCACGTTCAGGATCAACGCCAAAGACAGCGTGAACCGCACCATTGATATATATAATCCAAACGGAGCAGCTACGTCTGTTGGGCTTCCAGAAATTACCAACGTTACTGCGGTGGCAGACGTGCCGGGCATGGCGATGCAGCAGACCATTACGACAACTCAACAGGGCTCAACGGCTGGTCAAGTAGACAACAGCAGATACTTCGTCCTGTACGACGATGTTGGTCCGGTAGTTTTTTGGTACGACATCAGTGGCTCCGCGGCACAGCCAACCGGTCCAGCTGGCTCTCGGTATATCAGGATCCCCACGATCCTTGTTGGCGACTCTGCGGCGAACGTAGCCACAAAAACTGCGGCGATGATTGAGAGTGATCTTAAGTTTAGCGCTATCGCTGCAAGCAATACGATAACTGTTACGAATTCTTTTGTGGGTCCAGTCACGGTGGCTTCAAATGGTCCCAACTTGTCATTCGTGTTCGCCACGTCTGTTCCCGGCGTTGCGCAGGCAACTCTGGGCGGCAAATACTTTAAGATTTATGATAAATCTGGCAGCGTTGCTGTGTGGTACAACACGGGATCCAGTGCGCTACCTCCACACGGTTGTGATCGCGCCATACAGGTCGCGATAGCATCTGGCGCTTCCGCTAGCGCTGTCGCCACTGCTACAGCTTCTTTCGTTGGAGCTGACTCTGAGTTTTCAGCATCTGTACTTGGTTCAGTGGCGACGATCACGGACGCAGAAAATGGCAGCCGTATAGATGCCGCCAACGGTACAGCACCGTATTCTACGGGATTCACCATCGCCGTATCTCAGCAAGGCGTAGACGACGGCGTAGAAGGTATCAACGCAACGACGTCCTGCAGTGTGTTTCCGCTGGTTAACAACGATGTTGCGAGCATTTGCAACACGATAAGTACCAGTCAGACACTTATCGCCGTTCCGGTCGGAGATCCAGCATTAGCGATCTCTAAGGCGACGCGCGAAGAGGTGTACGCTTATTCTGGCAACCCAAGCGCGCTCGCGTACGGCCACAACCCAGATCCTACAACTGGCCTAAACAGCTACGTGTCTCTACACGATGGCGAATCTTTTGTTCAGACTTTCTCAAATTCTAGTCCGCAGTTTACGCTGAAAAAGCCTTTGGTTCTGCCGGGCGTAGTTCCATCTATCTACACGATGAACTCATGCCCCAACCAAGAATCTGCTGATCTTGGTGAATTCTTTAAACTGATACCTAAAACCATCAAGAATATCAAGCACCACCTAACGCAGAAAGCTTTGAGTCAGCTCCCAATTGTTGCTGAAGTGGACGTGGTCGACAGGTTCAGAAGGATACAGATAAAGTCTAAGAAGCTTGGTACCGCTGGAAGCGTTGAGATTGTTGGTGGTCGCGCAAACATCGGCGAATTCTCTATATTCGGCGACGCCATCGTGACGCCTGGCGAAGGATCGGTAAATTACCTTGAGCTTAAGGTTTCTGCGTTTCCGTCCACCATAAACTCAAACGATCTGGTTGAGATCTACAATGATCTACCGGCAAAAAGAAGATCTAGACTGACAAGTGACAGCACCATCTCGATATCAATGAGCGGCTCTAACGCTTACTACCGATTCAACCCAAGAACTACGAGGATTGGGCCGTTTACTGGCTGGACTATCGCCGACGTCTCTGCGTCTTACGGAAAAGTTGCTGGTTTAGTCTGGAGATGGACGCACACAGAATCTGGTGCCAAGGTCATTATCACTTCTAAAGTAAACGGCGTGATCACCACTGTTCCTACAGACTATATTGCGGATGGCTCAACAGAATCAGCTAAGCTTCAAGTTTACGAATACGCTCAAGGCGTAGATGACGTTGTAGGTCCTCCGGCTGTGCCTGGTAAAAAGATGCAGTTCTCGATGGCCATATCTGCGGTGCCAACGCAGGCAGATTACTTCTATTTTGAAGCGGATGACGGTTCCACCTACGCCGTATGGTACGCCGTAGACGGAAACGCAACCACGCCATCTACGGTAAGCGGTCCATACAATTCCGCCACCTATAAAGTAAAAGTAGATATTTTAAGCACAGATTCGCTGAACACTATCGTGTCCAAGACATACATCGCGCTTACAGATCCACTTTCTCCAGCTGCTGTTGCCTTCTTGACAGACTTTGATGCGGCATCTATACCTGGAACTAATTTGAGTAATGTTTTAGCCGGCGACGTTCTAAACGCTTACGGCACATTCTCGGCACCTTGGACCTCTGCGAACCAGTCTTACGCGGCTGGAGATTTGAAGGCGTCTGGGTTTCCAGTGGTATTCGTCAATGCCGCATCTCGGTATGTTGACGTGCTGAACCCAACTGGTGCCACGATGGCCAGTGCTTCTTTCTCTGGACTAAACGCGACCATATCTGTAAGCCCAACACCGTTTATAAGATTCAGACTGAAACACTCTGCCTTATCTACCAAATACAAGATCGAAAGCCTTGGCATGCTGGATCTGTTCAGGATCACGAGGGCATCGGGTCCTAGTCCGTACTTTGCAGACTGCGGCGCAGCGGTTGATGACTTCGTGGTCATCGGCGGTTCGAGCTTTAGCTCTGCCAACGCCGGAAGATTCCGCATTTTAGCCGTCGACAACGACTCGCTTATAATTCAAAATGCTGGCGGCGTCGAAGAGCTTAATACCTATCGCTGGCTGTCGTACGGTAGTTATCCGTCCAACACAGCGGTCACGTGGACGTCTGGTTCGTCGACCGTAATTGGAGCTGCTGGAAGTTTTGCCAACGTGAGCTCTGGAGACTGGGTCAAGAAGACCGAGGATGACGATGACTACTTTGTTCAAGTTCAGTCCGTTGGATCCACTAGCATCACGCTCGGCCAGAACTACCGCGGCGTGACAGCATCTGCAACTGGTGTCGTTACTAACTTTGAAACAGACGTCGGCCAAGGAACCTTGCTCCTCAGTGATGACGATCTGGCAATCTACGAAGGCGACTCTGTCATAGTCGGCGACTCCCTGGTGGTCGACGCGTTTACGAGCTTTAACTGGTTTAACCAAGTAAACACGGGGACAAGACCTGTTGTTAGCTGGGGAAGTTCGAGCGGAATAGATACGCCATATCTGTCGCCTTATATCCGAGTAACTAACGCCAGCGGTATATCACAGTCTAACCGCACGGTTGGTCTTAAACTAGATGGCTTCTACGTGCTAGAAGGCGAAGATTATAAATACAAATCTATTCGTCAAGTGTACAATACATCCATCAACCAGACCAGCAGTACGCAGCGAATTCTCTACTTAAATCCTTCTGACCGCGCATACAAGATGTCTCAAGCCTACGAGACTAAAGTTAAATCTTTAGGAAAGCTGGAGTTTCCTCTTGGCATCACTACCGGTGTTGATGGTTACTCGTACTACACTGGCCTGATGAGAACAGTTCAAAGAATCATCGACGGCTATGAGCCCGAGTCCTCTACGTATCCTGGTCAGCGTGCCGTTGGGTCTTCTATCGAGGTTCTTCCTCCTCTTATCCAGCAGATTCAAATTGCTCTCAAGATCACGACCAAAGAGGGCGTAAACCTCACAGATATCACTAATGATATCAAGTCAGCCGTGATCAACTACATCAGCTCCTTGGGCGTTGGTGGTGACGTTGTGCTTTCAGAAATTATCGCGAGGGTAAAAGCAATTATAGGTATCGACGCGGTAACATTTACTACTCCGGCACCGAGCGAAGAGCGGATACCGGTAGCAGATGATGAAAAGGCGTTCATCACGCCAGAACTAATCAGCCTCTCTTAAGAGTAGTATATGGCAAACAATAGAACAGCTACTGATAACATCCACGATTTACTTAACCCGTACTTCAACACGCGGGTTAACCCAAATTGGAAGGCGTTGGTTGAGGCTATTGGTGAGTCTGACCAGGATGCACAGGATTTGATTGAGGAAGTTAGAAAGCAGTTCTTCATCGCTACAGCAAGCAGACCGTATATCGACCGCCTTGCGGCAAACTACAAAGTTTCTAGACCTAAAGTTGTCGGCATGGACGACGCAACTCTCAGACGGTACGTGCCGATATTGGCGTATCAACCTAAACAGGTTAAACTAGTTATTGACCAGCTATTAGACATCTTCTTCTTCCGGGAGTCAACTACTGCGCTTGTTGAATCTACTGAATTTGAACCATTTTTTCTTAAGGACGGATGGGAACTCGAATACACGGTGGACGCGATCAACTATGAGCGCATACTTTTCAGCGCGTCTGAATTTACTGACGTATCTTCAGCGTCAGCTGAGGAGATCGTTTCTGCCATAAATCGCCAGGCAAAATATAGCTTTGCGGTCTCATTTGAGAACAAGATCACCAAAAGAAGCTACGTAAGAATTTTTACGAAAACCATTGGGTCTAAAGGTTCAGTAGAGGTCACTGGTGGTCGGGTAGACATCTCATTAAGATTTAAAGGGATTATTCCAGACGCTGGATCTGGCGAGACTACGCAGTGGACTATCACAAAGATTGGCGACACGACGCGTTTTACGCACGCAGGCGGATCTCCTATCGGGTTGAGTTTAGTGCGGGTCGGCGATAATGTCGTGATTGATATGCCGGGTAACTCTGGAACGTTCCAGATAATAAATGTTAACTTGACAGAAGATTACTTTGAATTCAATAACTTGTTTTCCACCCCGGGATCTTTTGATCACGGTCTAATCCCCAACTATTTTGTCAGGTTTGTTAGGCCGGAAAGATCTGTCGTCTATACGAGAAACAATCGCTCTATAGTCTGGGAAGTATCCCCTGGGGAGATAATAATTGAGATGCCCGCAACACCGCCCGTGGTTAGGCGCGAACTTAAGGGTTCTGCGCATTTGAACGGCGTCGTGTCGAGCGTGACAGATACGCCGTCAAATTCGTCAATTGAGATCGAGAACGGTGAAGACTGGCCTAATGCTGGACAGTTTGTGCTTGAAAAGTTAGAGCAAATCAAAAACCGTATCGTAACGCCGACCCAGGACACACTCGCATCTCAGGATATAATTGGAAGCTTTGACGCGTACGAGCAAAAGTATTCATACACGTCAAAGACGCTAAACCCACTGACTCAAAAATACGTTCTTGGAGGCGTGACACCCAGCCTGCCAGATCTAGCTCAGGTTTACGAGCTCTCCATATCATCGATATCGTGCGACTCTAATGGAGTGGTGTCGGTTATCACTTCAACTAACCACGATCTAAAAGTAGGTCAATCCCTGAGAGTATACGACGTTGTCGGAGGAAGCTTTAACGGCGTGTTTGAAGCTGGCGAGATCGTTTCTCCTACTGAGTTTACTTTCCAGACAAACGGAACCACGTCTGTTGGCTCTGGCGGATCTATTAGGGTTGAGAAGGTTGGTTTAGCAAACAGCGATTCAAAATTGTACCTGACCACTGCGAATATTAATACCGGTGTTTTAGGTCCATATTTGTACGACACCAAGGCGGCTTTTGTAATATCATCATTTGTCGGCGAGGTGATTACAGATGTAAAAGCCGGTAACATCGTGCTAAACCTGCAGATACAAACACCAAACAACATCCCAGAGGAGCAAGGTTTCCTGATATTCGACTACGGTCTGAATACCCAAGAAGGGCCAGTTAGGTATCTATATAAGGCCTCAGAAGGTGTCTTGGCTCTTGATCCTGCTTACATATTTCAGTACGACCATCCGCCCGGGTCATCCATCACCGCCATAAGGCGAAAAGGTGCCCACGTCATGAGCGGACTCGGCAAGGAATATGGGTTCTACGTATCAGATCCGTCGGCAGCGAGGGTCATCCTGCAGAATCTCATCGAAGAGGTTAAGAGTGCGGGTGTGTTCCTTCGGTATATGGTACGGTACCCAACTCTATATTATTCTGCTTTTGATGTCTATTCCCAAACGCCAGACAACCCGTTGGATTAATTATAGGTACTGTATAATGCTATAAGCTACTAGACGGGGTCAAGCAAATCGACCTCTACTGCTTAAAAAGCATAATAGTATTTTGGAGTTATGTATGGCGGTCTTGGGAAGACTTTTAATTGGCTCTCAGCAGCGTATCGACCTGCCAGATTTTTTGGCCCTGCAATCGTACGTGGCGTCAGACTTTAAAGAGCTGATAAGAAGCTTTGTAGGCGATCGCGGTCTAATACTAAAAGGCTTTGAAATCATTGACGCTCCTCAGGCAATCAATACAGCTGGCGTCACGATTAAGGTTTCTGATTCCGTTATTTACTACCCAGGATCTTCGGCAGGAAGCTTTTTCTATGGTCTTCCCGACGGCAACGCCCTATCGGCACCATTAGTTCCAGAGCTGCGTCCTGGCGCAATCAACTATGTTTATTTGACCCTAACCACCACCGGAGCAGCGCAGGACACGAGGGCTTTCTGGGACGTCGACTTGAACGGTGGGCAAGGTGGTGAATTCAACCAAGACATCAACACTGAGTCCGTGCTAGTTGTGCAAGTAGGTGTTTCTACGTCTGGTTTTCCAGACGGTACCGTTCCAGTTGCCATCATAGAGTACAGCAGCGTTTCCACAGTAGAGAAGATCACCGACGCGAGAAACATGATGTTCAGGCTTGGAACTGGCGGTGTATCGCCAGACTCTAACGCCACATTCCAATTCCCACCTCTGCCAGAATCTCAGTACGCACGAAACGAACCGCCATCTACGATACAAACATCAGCTTCTCCCAGCCCGTTCTTCGGCGGCGATAAGAACATCCAGAATCTTAAGGACTGGATGGACGCCGTGATGACGAAGTTGCTTGAACTGTCTGGTACCACCTACTGGTACGAGACTACTCAGGCACTCAACTTGGTAAACATTTTCGACGACGCGCTAGCGAGCAGCGTGAAATCAAAGGGTCAATGGAGCCATGACGAATCCACGCCGGGTAAGGTGACGTGGTCAGAAGACATCCTCTACCGCAAGATGAACGATAAGCGGGATATCATCGTTCGCGAAAACCCTACGACAGGCATACAGCTCGACAACGAGCAGGTAATGTGGATCCAGATGGTCCGCAATGCCAAGATCAACGCGCTCGATACCCCAGTCACGTTCAGCAACGGTTTAAACTATGTCAACGGCGCGGCGGAACTATTTCAAAACTTGAAACTCGGCGACTGGATTAAGCGCAAGGGCGACAATGAGAATTTGTACGTCCGCGTAGTTGGTTTTTTTGCCGCACTGGGCGCCAGTGGAAGTCCAGCGTCACCAAGCACTGCAGTGTCCATCCTTCTTGAGGAACCATACGCCGGCACTTCTGCTCTTGACTCCGCAGTCTACACTAGAGGTGTTTACGAAAACCCAGACATCAACGTCGATGACAGAGACTCTGTGACGTCATATGCCGTCGGTGGTGATTTTTACTGGCTGGCAAACCGCTCAGACACCATAATGGATATCGGCTCCATTGACGCCACTTACGCGAACGACGTAGACGTGTCTGACTCTGATGGTAAGCGCGCCAAATTAAACTTCTCATCGGCCCACGGACTGGTTGACGGCGACAGGGTTGTGGTCGCTAACGCTGGCGCGTACGATGGGGTGTACAAAGTAGAAGTTGAGAGCACGACCGTAGTAAATATCGAAACCACCGCGACAACCAACCCAAGCAACATTACTGTGTCTTGGGCCGTCGTAACCACGCAGTCCCGCACCATAGGTTCTCAAGGGTTCGTGGCAGAGTCATCGAGTCACGGTTTTGCGTCTAACCAGACAGTGATTATCGAGAACACAGGAACTGCGTACGACTCTTACCAAAGCGGTAAATATCTTATCAATTTTAGAAGCGACACCGCCTTCCAAATCCCGTTCGATACGAACCTGGATGTCGGTGCGGAAGGTACGGCAACGTGCGCTAAAGTCATCATGAAGACTGAGCTTGGCGCTGTTGAGGTAGTTCAGGGCGAATCTATCGATATCAACCAGCCTGATTCTGCGAATATCATGCAGTACATCGGCATGGACTCCTTGGCCCAGACAACGCCGAACTATTTCTTGCCACAAAGCTATAACGCTTTGGCTGGATTTGCCAACTACAACGCCAGCGCAACAGACAGTCTAACTGAACGCGCTGCTAAGTTAACGGCCATGATGGCCGACAGAGTTCAAGATCGCGACACTAAGATCACTGGGCGAGTCACGTTCAGGAACACAACATCTGGTGCCAACCAAGTTATCGCGTACGCTGGAGATCCCATCTACGCGATGCTGCCTGGGACTGGCAATCAACAGCTAACTTTGCCTGCTAGCCCGTTCAACATGGCAGCTAACAAGGCACTAACTGCCACGATTGACAGAAACGCAGTTGGCACGGTAAATGCTCAAGTTGAGAGCTTAGATTCATCATTTGAACTCGGCGAAAACAAAATTATTCTTTTGTATCGCCTTACTGGTACTGAGATCTACACGTGGGACGGATCTAAGATCCCTAACGGCGGATCGTGGACCAGCAATGACAACGAGACTGGTCAGAATAGAAACGTGGTGATCCACGATGAAGCCGGCGTAAACTACTCTGGTGCAGGATTCGTCTAC